GAATGCAACAACGTATGTCAGACGAGAGTTGCTTCGCGTCCTGCCGGATTACGAAGTTATTTACGATTGTTTGATGGGCCAGCGCAGGGTCAAAGAACAGGAAACGAAGTATCTTCCGCAACCGAATCCTCAAGATACGTCACGGGCCAATCAGTTACGGTATCGTGCTTACCTTGAGCGTGCAGCTTTTTACAATGTTACTCAGCGTACGCAAAACGGCCTTCATGGTCAGATTTTTATGCGTAATCCGATCATGGAACTGCCTTCCAATATGCGGTTTTTGATGCGTGATGCGACGGGTAGCGGTGTGGGCTTGGCGCAGTTGGCTAAAGAAGGTGCCAGTACGGTTATCAGTTACGGGCGAGCCGGTATATTTGTTGATTACTCTGCGGTTAAAGGGCCGGTTTCCATTCAGGACATTCGCTCAGGTGTGGCCCGGCCCAGCCTGCATTTCTATAATCCATGGGATATTGTGAACTGGCGCACACGAAATAACGGGGCGCAAGAAATTCTGACTATGGTTATTTTGCGCGAACGCATGGATATCGTGGAAGGCGAGTTTAGTACACGCACTTATTATCGGTGGCGCGTACTGTCATTGGATGACGATGACACTTATCGGGTTCGTGTCTTTAACTCGAATATTGATGTTTATAATTCGATAGGTGTTGAGCCGTACAAATTCGCTCTTACGAAGCATACAGCATTTAGTACGGTGGATTTTGCCGAGGAAAATTTTGTGCCTTTGGATGCAGCAGGAAATCCGTTTAACCGGATACCTTTTTTCTTTGTGGGCAGTGAGAATAACGATACCCGTATCGATAATCCGCCATTGCTCGATATTGCCGACCTTAACATTGCCCATTATCGCAATTCTGCGGACTATGAAGAATCGTCGTTTATAGCCGGGCAACCTACACCTGTTATTACAGGACTGGATCAGTCGTGGGCAAGTGAAGTGCTTGATGGTGGCGACAATGTGTATCTCGGTTCGCGTTCGGCTGTCATGTTACCAATGAACGCCAGTGCGGAGTTGTTGCAGGCTAGCTCGAACAGTCAGCCATTTGAGGCTATGCAGCATAAGGAACGGCAAATGATTGCGCTGGGGGCCAAGCTTGTAGAGCAAAATGGGGTAGAGCGAACAGCTTCCGAAGCTACAATTAATTTTACCACTGAGACTTCTATTCTGGCATCGGTCGCCAAAAATGTAACGGCGGCTTTGCAGGATGCTCTCGATATTGTAGCGCAATTTCTTGGCACAAGTGCTGACGGTGCGGTATTTGAGTTAAATACCGATTTTGATATTGCCAATATGTCACCGGAAGCGTTAAGACAAACAATAGAAACATGGCAAGCCGGTGGTTTGACATGGTCTGAAATGCGGAAGAATTTGCGTAATGCCGGTCTGGCTTCACTGGAAGATCAGGAAGCCGAGCGGGAAATTCAGGCAAATTCTATAGCAGGGCGTAACAATCAAAACGGAGGTTCCGGCAATGGCGAAGATCAAGGGCAAACTGACTAAGAGTGATTTTGAAAATCTTTCGGAGTCGTTTCAAGAACTCTATAAGGAAACGGAGAACGGCTATATTCTCGATGTTGAGGATATGGAGCATACTGATGATGTGCAGGCTCTTAAAAATGCCAAACAGTACGAGGTGGACAACAACAAAAAGCTGAAAGCTCAGCTTGAAGAACTTAAGACGCAAGGCAACCGTGATGCGGACGCCGAGGCTATTGCTAAAGACTATGAAAAACGCCTGAAACAACAAGAATCACGCTACTCGAGCGAGATTGAAAAGTATAAAGCGGAAGTAGAAAAGCGGGACAGTTATTTGAAACAGTCAACGCTTGAACAGGAAGCGGAAAAGCTGGCTTCGGAGCTTTTTACGTCTCCCAAATTAGGTATGCCGCATGTAAAATCCCGGCTTAAAGCCGATCTTGATGATACAGGGCGTCCCATAGTTAAAGTGCTTGATCCGGATGGCAACGAAACGGATAAGGATGTAACAGCTTTGCGAAAAGAGTTTGTTGAAAGCCCCGACTTTTCTGCTATTATTAAGGGAAGTAACGCTACTGGTAGTAGCTCAACACAAGCAAAACAACCCAGCGGTGCTGGTAATGAAGCTTCCAAGCCTGATTTTTCAAAGATGAATTTGTTTGAGAAGGCTGAACATTATGCCAATTACCTAGAAACCAGCTGAGGAAACCATGCCTGATCTTCTTAATAACTTTCTTGTACGGAATCGTGAATTTTATCAAGCGATGTTGCTTGAACTCGGTCGTCGTATCGAGCAATTCAACGCCGCCTCTAATAATACCATTCGTTTGAGCCTGTCTCCCTTAGAAGGCAATTATGAAACGGATATTATGCAGGGATGTATTCCTAACCTTATCAGTGATCGTGATCTTACGTCGCAAGCTCCTGTTGCTGAATCGGCGCTGTCTCACGTTGATCAGGTTCGTGTTAAGTATGCACGCCGTGCTGGCCCCGTTGACTTGAATGACAAAACCTATGACTGGATACTGCAAAGCCGGGCAAACGGTGTCGCGTGGGTAATGTCTCAAATGGCCGAAAGTATGCCCCTGAATATGTTTGATAGAGGTGTCGCTGCTTTGGTAGCCGCCATGTCTCAACATACGAATTTCGTGTATGACGGTACCAGTGACAGCACAACGACTCTGACACGCGACAAGTTTGCCAAAGGTGAAGCCTTGCTCGGTGACCAGTATCAGGAAGTCGTCGCGTTTGTCATGCATTCAAAGCCGTTCTTCGATCTGCGTCAGGCTGATCTTGTAAACGCTGAACGGTTGTTTGTTTTTGAGACACTTAACGTATTCCAGGACACACTGGGCCGTCCGTTTATTGTTATTGATTCTCCTGCGTTGGTTACGCCGGGTTCGCCAAATGTTTATCATGTGCTTGGTCTTACCCGTGATGCGATTGAAGTATCTGAAAATGGTGATTATCGTGATAACCTTGATCTGCCAAACGGCGAGGAAAACCTGAAAACAACCTGGCAGGCGCAGTGGACGGAAAATATCCGCATTAAGGGCCATAGCTGGGATACTTCAAACGGTGGAACGAATCCTAATGCTGCGGCAATTACAACCGCATCAAACTGGGATTTGATTACAGGTTTTGAACTGAAACGTGGCCCCGGTGTAATGATTGACGTCAACTAGAGGAATCAGGAATGGCACTTAGCAAAAAAGGCAATACCTACAAGGTTCTTTATTTTACAAAGAGTTTTGCCGCCACACCCGAAGAATTGGCAGACGCAGAAAGTTATGAAGGTACGGTGTATCTGCGTAATGGACGGTTTGCTGAAAAGACGACGGTTGAAGATTGTGATGCTGTAGCTGGTCTTGTGCCGGATGCTTACCGTAACAAGCCAAAAGCAAAGAAAGCGAAGCAGGACTCGAAGGTAACGCCTCCGCCTACTGCCGCGCTTAAAGGGGATTGATGCCCTTAGTCGTCGAAGATGGAACGGGTGTTAGCGGAGCGGATAGTTATATCTCTCTTGTGAATGCCCGTTCTTATCTAGGTAATCGTAACCGTAGCTTAAATGCCGACGATCTTGAGGCAGAAAAACAGCTACGTGTAGCTTTTGATTTTATTGATAATGTACATTTTATCGGGGAACCTGTTGTCTTTAATCAGGATTCAGCCTGGCCTCGAAAGTTTGTTTATCTGAACGGTACGCTAATTGACAGCAACGTCGTCCCCAACGTTGTAGGTTTTGCTCAGGCTCATCTGGCAGCGGCTATTGAGGAAGGTGTTGATATTTTTCCGGTTCAACAGATCGGCCGTAAAGTAGCCGCGGAAGAAGTCGGCCCGATAAAAACCGAGTTTTTCGAATCTGGTAGTGAACAGTTGGGTGCTTCGGTACCGCAGGTAAAAATGCTTTTGCGACCTTACCTTGCTTTCGGTGCTATAGGTCTGACTACGGCACGTGCTTAATGGTTTACGAATCACAGATTGCTACGGCAAAACGGCTGATAAAAGAAAAAGGTGAGGAAGTAACCTGGACGCAGGTTTTATCGTCGGGTTTTACCGATGACAGGGGGTGGAAGCCGTCTGGCGCTGGCAATAACACTTACACTGTTACTATTGTATTTGTACCTTCCGGGACGGATGGTGAGGAATATAAATTTTTTGATCCGAATCGGTCAGGCGGGTTTGTTA